ATATCGCTTGTCTGAATCCCATCAAAGAATTGGAGACCGGAGTTCATCTCTACCTGAGAGGCACTCACACCGCTCCCTAGACCCTCACATGCCTCTTCTACCATCTTATGGATCTTATCAAGGTTCAAACCCTCTACAGCGCCATTACGCTTCTTTACTTTAATACCGTGTCCGTTTGTCATACTTTCTTCCAGTCGTTTAATTTAAGGGTTGCTTCTAATCCAGCATAGACATTAGAGTCTACCATGTTCTGAACGTCGTGTCCAGCAAGGAACATATCGTTTATGTCCTTTTCCTGTATCTTCTTGGGCCAAATGACTACCTTATCTCCTCGGTCAATAACTTTAGAGATTCGGTTGACGATTTCTTTGTTGCGTGGTTCATTATCAAATACCCAGATGTAATTGTTCCAACCAAATGTTCTAACATCAGCATCAGATCCTGCCATAGCAACAGAATTACTGAGGAAGGTAGCATCAAATGGTCCTTCCACAATGTATACAGGTTTGTCGTCTTGTATTTTATCCAGTCCGAAGATCTTTGGGTGTTCTTCGTCTAGCATGATCGTTATATATCTTAGTTTTGCCTTAGGGGCGAGCGATCTGCCTTGGTATCCAAACAGGTTACCTTCTTTGTCTTTAAACGGGATAATAATACGTGGTGAATCTTGTCTTAAGGTATCAAATGTCTTCTTTCTCTTATTTGTCCAATCTTTAAACTTTGGACAATAGTAAAAATAATCTAAGTCTTTGATACCACGTTGCTCAAGATAAACTCGTGCTGGGTGAGAATTATTTAGCTCTGAAATCTTCTCAAGATCTATATCTTTTTTAACAAATTTTGGTTTGGAAAAAATGAGTTTAGGATTTGGAGTTGCAGTACCCTTGCCAGTGCTACCTTCTTTAAATTTCTCCATGATATATTGATCATAGAGATGTGTATCTTGATCTTTTAAAAAATTAGCAAGAGATCTACCTACGCCACAATTGTGACATTTATAAGTAAAATTGTTTTTAATCTTAAACAAATACCCCCTCGCTTTGTTGCGTCTCTTTTGAGAGTCACCACAGTAAGGACACCTGAAATTATACAGGTCTGCCTTCTTACGACTGAAAAGAGTCAAGCGAGGGGATATTAAATTTATGTACTTAACGTCAAGATAACTCAATGAGAGAGGTTTGCACTGCGCTCATATTAGCAGAAGGTTGAGCAGGTGTCAATGACCTAAGCAATGCTTGACCTGGCACACTGACCAAGAATGAGATCACAGCGAGTCCACCAAAGATAGACCACATCTTTTTCTCCATCATTCTGAGTCTATCATCTACAAGACGGATGTCTCTCTCACATCCTTTCTTGATAGCATCAGTTTCTTTGTTAAGATCTGAATGGATTCTATCTATCTTTTCAAATAGAATTCCATCGACTTCACCTTGTTTAGCTAGTTTTTCATTATGTACAGCAAGCAATTGACCCATCTTTACAGAATTTTCCTGTAAGGAGTCTACAACTTTTTCTAACCTTTCTAGGATAGCTGAGTTGATGTCTGACATATCCTTTTAGACGTTGCGAACAGCGAAATCTAGAGCGGATTGATAAGAAGCAGCATTTTTATTCAGCATATACTGAAACTGTGGCTTATGTGTGTCGTCTAGTTGTGCATAACAAGCAGCAATTCTCTTAGCAGAGAAGTTATCTAGGTTTTGTACTCCACCATCAGAGAACTGGATCTTAGCAAATGAACCTTCGCCTGCGGGGTTAAGTTCAGATGTTGCAACATCAAGTGCAACTTGGATTACATCTTGGTTTTCATTCATAGTATTAGTAGTCACTTCAGTTTGTTCTTTTTTAAGTTTTTTTGTTTGATCAGACGCTTTCTTTTTAAAATCAGAAAGACGTGCTTTCATTAGCGTATCCATTTCTTTGGTTTTACGCATCATTTTTTCTTTTGCTTCTCCACGTTTCTTCTGGAGATCTTTTTGACGACCCAGTTTCTTACCCTGAGTAATCTGTTTTTGAGCTCTCTCAGTATCTGTAGACAGAGCTTCGGTTACGTTTGTGTCTTCTTTCATTTTTCTTTTTTGGATACGGTCGAAGAGAGAGCGAGCACCTTTAGAGCGCCCGTCAATATTTTCATTACCTTTTTTATATGCACGATGTTGTCTAGGATTTACCATGACAAATGCAGGTGGTAACTGGAGACCAGAACCATCCCCTGCGGAATTAATCATTTCTTCTATATTAGGTTTAGTTCCTTTAGACATTCCTGGTCAACATCCTCATTAAGTTTGGGTGGTAATCTATTTAGAAACAACATGAACGCCTTGATTACAGACCAATATGTTGCTTCTATTCTGTAAAATAGCAGTGGGGTTGCTGCATCATCAAAAACATTATATAAAACTATCACATGATTAAGTAATAGGTGAGTCTTTAACTCTCCCGTTGTCTCGTATCTCTTCAGTAGTCTTTTAATATACTTAAATCTCTTTAAGTCTTCTTCAAAATCTGAATAAGTTACGGACAACGGGTTGTTATAATTTTGAATTGCAAAGAATAACCAGTTTTCATGGTTCAGTTCACTTATATTCATTCATTAGCTACCGAATGTTAGTGTTGCTGCACCATTAGACATTACTTCTTCAGTACCACCCGCAGAGGTGATCTTGACTCTAAACTTGTTACCGTCCAGAGTATCGCCAGCGAGACCACTGTAAGCAAGAGTTGCTGTCGTGAAGTCTGCATAAGTAATACCTGTGTCTGTGCCAGCAGCGATGTTAACCCAACGCTTACCAGTTGCAGTTTGACGCTGCCACTGATATGCAAGTGCTCCAGGTGTTCCTGTTGTCGTAGTGGTGAGGGTGTAAGTACCAGCACCCGAAGAAGATGTAGAGTTAGCAGGTTGAACCGTAATGGTTACTGCCGATGCTACATCTGCTGCGATAGTGTCATCAGTTTGTGTCTCGTTAGAATTGAGATCAGGGTTAGCGATATTCACAAGTTGCTCTGCTTTATGGCGAGTGTTGCCATCCGCATCAGTATATGTGAAATAGGACCACCAACCAGGAGCGGTGATACCACGGGATCTAGTTTCTGCTAGTTGCGCCTCAGTTTTGTCAACAAAGACAGTTGTTTTTGCTTGACTTGACGCTGCAATGCCCACACCAGCTTTGGTTTTGTTTGCATTGCTGTCAGTTCTTCCGTAAAGGGACATTGACGTGTGCTCCGAATATTACTATTATCTAATGTTTATTTATAAAAAGGGGGATTGCTCCCCCTAGAGTATTACTCTTCTCTTGCTTTAATAGCAGCGGTCACAGTTTCAAGTAGTTTGTCATCCATATCGGTCTTAGTCAGTTTAACTGCCTTACCGAGAATAACTAAACAGATATCAATCAGTTTTTCTCCAAGTTCCTCGTTTTCAGGGATCTTGGAAACTGCGTCTGAAATTACTTTTGTTGCGAGTGGTAATAGAAAGGATAGCATAATCTTAAATCATATTGCATAGCCTATTTATTTCTCCCACTCGTCTAAGATATCAGTAATCTTTGACATGAATTGTTTGAAAGTTAATAAAGTACCAGAACGATAGTCACGGCGTGCTTTTTGAACACCACCCTCAAATGATTCTTTTACTTTTCTTTCTTCAATAGGATCAAATCCTCTTCCTTTTACAACAGAAGACCACGGTGCATACAAAGGACCTTGATAGTTCTTTGCTTCATTAGTTGCGCGGGTGGTCATCCCTTTCTTACCATCAGGAATATTAGGCATCACTTCTACATTACCAGATTTTTTATTCTTTAGTTTAGATTTTACCTTCTTTTCCTTTTCATCGCAACCGCACTCTTCACGGAACTTATCAAAGGATTTCATTTTTTCTTCTTCGTCATTGAGATGATTTTAGTGACCTTCTTACGACGTGCATGTAAATACTTGTCAGACTTATCTACATCACCATCGTTATCGATGTCAGCATCTGCCTTACCAACTGGGTCGAGTTTCTTCTCAGTTAGTTCAACCTCTTCTTTCTTAGCAGTCTTTGCTGCTTTCTTGAATGCATCCTTAGCAGGATAGTCTTCACTACCTGCTTTTGCAGGTGCTTCCCCACGCTTTCTCTTAGCATGGATATTAGCATAAAGTCCTTTCTTTGCTTCTTCTAGCTCTTCACCATCATGCTCAATGACCTTACCGTCAGCATCTTTTTGATGATGCTCTGTTACTTCCTCTTCCTTTACACAGTTAGGAACTTCTTTACCACCTTTATTCTTAGTTCCCTTTGCCTTATATCCTTTCCAGCATGTAGAAGCACCAACGTTATCACGAGCTGCTGCCATACCTTCAGTAGCATATCTCCTCTTCTCTAGGACATAAACTTCACCATCAATTTCAACCTCCTCTCTTTCTAAAACTTCGTACTCTTCCTTAGTAGCTAGTTGTGCTTTAGGTGACTCCTTCTTAGGTCCCTTTTTCTTTGTCGTAATTTTTTCCAGTTCAGCACCATTGGATTGTGGATCCATTCCATCAAAAGGAGCTTCGGATAAATGCAAGTCAGGCATCTCAGTGTTCTGGAAGCAATCGCCACCCATCCACTTACCATACTGTTCCATCAGTCCAGATGAAAACTCGTCACTGTGTCTTACTTTATTAATAGGATCTGGCTTCTTCATTTCTTAAAGGGAGGTTCTTCTCGTATTATTTATAGATCTAATGTTCTTAATCCATTCACGAAACATATTTCCTTCTTCAGAAATAATGATAGCGTAGTTGCCACCTGCTCTATGAATGTGTCCTTTGTCTCCTGTACGTGATGACATAACAATATCACCTTCTTTGAAAACTTCATCCTGCCGTTGTTGTTGACGGAGTGCTTCTTCACGCAACTTCTTAAAATCTTTCATTTAAAATTCTTAGGTAGTGCCATTGCAATCTCTGCCATAAGAGCACGACAATCACGATCATTTAATGCTCTGGGAATACCCTTTCTGAATGTATCAAAGTCACCAGCATGTGCTGCACGTCTCATCTTAGTTCCAGAAATGGCAAAGGTATCGCCATCAGCGTCTCTACTTCCAGAAGATTGGATATCAATTTTACGGAATGAGAAATCTTTACCATTATATTTATGGAGGAACTGCATAGCAGCAACTCTGTCAGAACCTACAAGGAATATAACTTCATTGTATCCTGCAAGCATAATGTCCTGTAAAATTTTAACTGGATCTCTAGGACCACTATAAATTTTACCTTTATGTTCAGGAAACATCTTATCCATATAAAACTTTTTACGATCTGGTGGCAATGGATTGCTACCTTTTGTATCTACAGTTTGTGAAATGTAGATACGATAATCATGTAACCCTGCAGCTGCTTTTACGCCAGCAAAGTTATCTTTGTGTCCTGTAGTAGGTGGTTGAAACCTACCAAATGTAAAATAGCACTTGTTACAATTTAACGCCATTGCTTCTGAAGAGTAAAGTTGTTGTATGCAAACTCCATACGGTTAACAAACTTAATCATACTGCCATCCTTATGCAGAACATATCCTTCAGGAGTTGTGACCTTATATCCTTTCTCTGTCTGGACAAAAGTCCTGAACTCTTCTAGGTGGTCAAGTTTATCTATAACCATTTGCTTCACTGCTTGCAATTCTTTGTACAGTGTTAGCATTGCTTTGAACTTGTCATTATTTTTCTCAACATATAATTGACTGCCATATACAAGTTCTCTTTTCTTAGTCAGGTTTGCAACTGTTTTGATCTTGGCAAGTTCTTTACTTGTTTTCTCTTCATAGAAATTGAGCATGGAATACATTGTTTCATCAATGTTTCCAATAGAACGAGCATTCTTAATTTCATTATTGAAAAACTGTTTTAAGTATGATGCAATATGAAACTTAGCATCTCCAGTAGTTCCTGTTTTAGTAACCAACTCATCTAAAAAATCTCCACATGTACTACACATGCGTTCAATAGTGGAGATATAACGATCAAACTTACCCATCTCTGCACGAGAAAAACCAACTCTATGCATTGGTGTATCATTTTGAATTACTAAAGCTTCAGTAGATCCTTTTACTTTTGCACCAGCTCTTGCTTGCATGTCAGCAACTACGTCTCCAGTATAATGAGTATGAAATACTACACCAACTTTTGCAGTGCCTGCTGCCTTACCAATAGGATGATCTACTGGAATACCATAAGTAATAGTATTTGGTCTGAATGTATACAAATCTTCTCCATTAATTCGTTCCCTTCTAATATCAGAAGTAAATAAAAGATCACCTTGTACCACACCTTCAATACCTAAAGTAGAAAAATAACGAAGAGAGAATTTTAATTTTTCTGCTAGGTCACCATCATACCACCCATCAATCTGTTCTTCACTATAGCAAAGTTTAGGAGCAGTCTTTGCAAATACAGATTTAGTGCCAACAAAAAACATTCCTGTCTGAGGATCTGTGCCACAAATAACTGAAGGAGCACCGTCCCATTTTGTTTGCATAAAACCACCACTCTCTTGATGACCCAACATTTTCTTAAGTTCTTTTAAAAAAGACACAGCAGCTTTACAACCCTCAACTCCATAGTTGAGCATTTCATCTTCTAGATGTTCTAAATGTTTTAGCTGTTTAATGTTTGACATTACTTCTTATAATAATCTCCATTGGTATGTGTAGGATAAACTCCACCTTGTTTGTTTCTAATATTAAATTTGAAATTATATGATTTAGTTTCAAATAACATATCAATACGTTTACCTTTACCAGTAGCACCACCATAATTAATCTCAACGGTATTGCTAACAAGAGAAGCAGCTTTGTTCATATAGTCTTGATCTATCTCATAAAATTCTAAATGAGATCCTGTATAATGCGCCATCCAATATCCATAACCAACCCCACTCTTAATCATATCCTGTAATGCTGTCTTACCAGAAGTTGATAGTTTAGTATCATCAACATGATTTTCTACTGTAGGACCACTTTTAGTTCCGTAGTTAGCAAATACATCTAAAAATTTTTGTTGATCTATACCAAACATTTCTAGAAATTCTTGACCATCATCAGGCACTTCACCTAGTTTTAATTTTGCTTCTGGAAATAAAGCTAGATTATCTTTACCACTACTACGTACACCACAGTTAAAGAAAGATAATGTGCTTCCAAACTTTACTGAGATGTATACTGGTTTGTTAGCAACTGTCAGTGTAATATCTGTGATAGTCTTTCCAATATCATTTGTAGTTGAACCACCAGCAGAGATAACAATATTACTTCCTTTCTTTTTAAGAGGACGTTTCTGATTCTTTTCACCCTCGCCTTTTGCGAAGGTAGGTCCTTCTCCAAATTTTTTGACCATGGCATCAATAATCATATTGACATGATCTGGATATTTTTTAGGTTTTTTACCAGAACAATAATCAATTAAGGATTGAGTAAGATCATCTTCATAAACATTACCCATATTAATTTTTTTACCACCTTTGATTTGTCCACCAAACTCACTAGTTTTTGTAAAGTCTTCTAAGTCTAAGTAAATATCAACACTACTTACAGCACGAGACACATTTTTTCCAGCAGGAAAATTGCATGTAAATTCAATATTGTTTTTACCACGAAGACCTTCTCTACACACAGCATCAAAAAGCATCTTTGCAGAATTTTCTTTACCAGCATTTCCTTTGATACTATGAAAATCTTGAAAGGGTGAAGTTACATACTTACCTGCATTTTTACGAGTGACTGTAAATCCTGCTACCTCAACAATACCAATGTCTGTTGAGAAAAGATTTTCTTTTCCATTACGTCTTAAAGCTTTATCAAATAAGGTATCCATACGATCAAGATACCTTCCACCATTTCTGAAAAAATCTCCTGCTTTCATATGAAAAAACCTCCCGTCTAACTATTTAGAGGAGAGGTCGAGATAATCTTTTTCATTTTGATATGGGTGTGTTTGTCCTGTCCACAATTCATATCCTTCTTTAAGTTCTGGCAAGAGCCACTGGTCCACCCGAACACATTGTTCCCAGTTGACAGGATGAGCACAATTCACAACTACCACAGTAAAGAATGCTCGTAAGTGGATCCAGAGACTGAGCATTATCTGTCGTCAACAGCACGAACTTCTGAGTTATGAACATTAAACTCACCACCAGGATAACGCTTCTTCAGTTTGTTGACGTTGGTTTCAATTACCTCATCGAAGGATATATCAAGTGCCATTGTAGCTTGAGCAACGTACCACATAACATCACCCAACTCAATGATAAGATGCTCACGATTATCTTCGTTCCACGGTTTTCCTTGGAACACCATCTTCTTAATGATCTCAAGGAACTCACCACCCTCAGCATTAATTCCAACCCCAGCAGTAAGAAGTCTCTCAATATTGGCACCTTGTCGATCAAGATCACCAATACGATCAGCAAAGTCAACAAAGTTTGTAGAAGCGTCTGAAGTAACTGCTGAAACAAATTCTTCATAGCGTTCAAATTTAATAGTCATACGTTCCACTCGGCAAATTTAGATAGTCTAGATTGTGTGTCAGCAAATTGCTGGAAGTCCTCACCAGGAGCTTCTTCATTGATACCAATAGCTGAGGCATCATCAGCAACATCATACAGCCTCATCTTCGATCTGTCAATTCCCACCATGAATTTTCGTGAGGTAACGATGTCTGAGTATCTGTTTTTAAGTTGTTTGACCATGATGCGACCTTGTTGTTCCAACTCCTCAGTAGAGATAAGGGCAAACATAAAATCAGCAGTGGCAGGAAGACCAAAAGACTCAGAAGTATCGGTAAGATCTGGATCGCTATTGCTAAAACCAGAACGAGTGGTCTGAGTAGCACTAACAATAGGGACGTTATGTTCCACAGCAAGACCCCGAAGCTCCTCAGCAATCGCCTTAACATAGGTATACGAGTTAACAACGGCACCTTTGTACCTCACGCTTGCACATATATTTAAATAATCAATGAATATAAGATCTGGTTTAAAATCTTTTTTTAATCTGAGATCGCTTAGAAGTCCTTTAAAATGTCCCACATGTGCAGAAGCTGTTGGATACTCCTTGATAATAAGTTTGCCCTGAGTTTTCCTAGCGATCTCATTAACCTTACTGGTAAAAAGAACCTCAGGTAATTCTGTAATATCTTTTACAGCAACGTTTAAAAGATTTGCGTCAATTCGTTCAGCAATCTTTTCCTCTGCCATCTCACATGTAATGTAGAGAACGTTGTACCCCTGTGAGAGAGCGGCACCAGCTGCATGGCACATGAATAGAGACTTCCCGACACCTGTACCAGCAAGAGCGACATTGAGAGTCTTGTTAGAGATACCACCTTTCGTGATAAAGTTAAACTTTTCAAGATCAAAGGGAACCTTCTCTTCTTTGCGATGGTAGAATTCATATCTGTCTGTTGCTTGTTCAATATAATCATGTCCTATGTGTTCGTCGAACGATACCGCCAAGGCTTCTTGGAGTATGGAGGGTATCGCATCTCTCGAAAGTTTTTTATCGCCTCCATCTGCGATCTTGATCGAGGACATAAGGGCGAGATAGATTGCTCTGTCTTGACACCATTTTTCTGTTGCATCGAGGAGCCACTCTTGGTCAACCCATTCGTCTGATAAGGAGGATACTGTCTGTACCGAACTTTGAAACGATTCGTCAGTAAGGTCATTACGATTTTGTAAGTTAATCGTAAGAATTTCTTTAGTAGGAACTTTGTCGTACTTAGAAGAAAACTCGGCAATCTCCTCAAAGATAATCTTCTCATGATAATTCTCGTAGTATTCTGCTTTGAGAAATGGGACTACCTTTCGATAATACTCCTCGTTATGTAGGAGGTTTCTGAGGATAGTTTCTTCAATCCGTTCAATCATTAAAATTTAACCTAGCAAAGGATTTTTCACTTAACCTTGTTTGAATTAGTTTACCATAGTCTTCATGTAATTCGCAACCCAAATAATGTCTTTGTAATGATTTGGCAACCAAGGCAGTAGTACCAGATCCCATAAATGGATCTAATACAAGATCACCTTCTTCACTACCAGCTTTGATACATGGTTCAATTAACTCTGGTGGATACACAGCAAAGTGTGCTCCCTTGTATGGTTTAGTTTTAATTTCCCATACAGTTTTCTTACGCTTCAACCCCTTACCATCCACAGTTGATTCTTTGATAGCATTAACATCAAAATAATAATTTTGACTTTTACTAAACAAGAAAATATACTCGTGAGATTTAGTGCATCTATCTCTCACACTCTCTGGCATTGGATTAGGTTTATTCCAAATAATATCTTGTCTTAGATACCATCCGTCTGCTCTCATAGCAAAAGCAAACATCCAAGGAATACCAATAAGATCTTTTTCTTTAAGACCTTCTAGTTTGTTACCTCGTCTGGCACATGTGCTAGGTAAATCTTGGTTAGTTTTAGATACTGATTGTTTATGAATAGCTTGACCTTTACCTGGTCTATAGTTGTAATAACTATCACCAAGATTAACCCAGCATGTTCCATCATCAGTAAGACAATTTCTTACCTCACGAAAAACCTTTACAAGATTGTTAACATATTCTTCTGGTGTTTGTTCCAGACCAATCTGATCTTCTTCACCACCATAGTTACGTAGACCATAGTAAGGTGGTGAGGTAACACACATCCTAGCTTTACTATCAAACTCTTTAAGAGTTTCACGACAGTCACCGTAGAGAATAGTATCCTTCAATTGATGCTCTCCTTAACAAATAGTTCTTCCATTTTACCATGATTCATACGGAATGCAGTACCACGATTACGAAGAGATTTGCCAATCATCTTCTGTGTACGCATACGAATATCAATAGCAATCATATTATTCTCGATTGCAGTGCGAAACAAGTTCTTGTCAGTACCAATGAAACGGTATGCTTCATTGTAATGGAAGTATTCTACACCGTCACGTTTCTCAACGTCAGCAAATACTTTCACACATGCAGGAAACTTCTTAGCAAACTGATTAATCAATGTGTCCCAATCCCACATAACAATAATAACATTGCCATGACAGATAGCACAGTAGTCATCAGTGGTCACGATCTGAAGACCACGCTTATTAACAGTTTTAGTTACAGTAGATTGTCCACTCAACTCACCAATCTTTGTGGTGTGAGGGAAACCATATGTTTCAATATAATCTCTCTGGGGTACAACCCAATCACCCTCTTTAGCGAACAGTGTTTGCTTACCACCAGCACCTTTACGTGCTGTCTTTAACTCATTGCCATCAATATCTGGTCCTGCAATGTTATTCTCTTCCAGTCCCAATTCTTGCTCGAAGGTGTGACCCACACCAGTGTTACCTGTACGGTGGGTTTTAATGTAACCACGTTCTTTGATCGCATTAAATTTTTGCTTGAACGTTATGAGATCCATGGGTAATCCTCGATGGTTGATAGACATACTATACAATGAAAAAGGGGGTCTTGCAACCCCCTGTAGACAGCTTGTCAATTGCCATAGGTGAATTCTTGTTTAGCTGCTTCTTCTAGTTTTGCCATCACTTCTTCAGTGAAATACTTCTCAGGACTTGAGAGAATAGATTTAGGATAAACAGAAGATTCACCAACCTTAATACGATTACCAACCCGCTGGAAGACCCCGTATTGTTCACCCAACTCCAATAACCCGTAATATTTGTCCAGTCCACGGTCGTCAAAAAATAGACGTGTCTCAATCTTACTACCCTCCTTAGTTAAACGTGATTTCTTTGCTTCACACTTGATGATGTTACCTACCAATTCAGTACCATCTTTCTCTTTCTTTTTACCAAGATAGATGATAGTAGATGCAGCATACTTAAGACCTGTACCACCACCCATTTCTTTCATCGGAACATAGGAACCGATAACATCATATGTATGGTTGGTAACAATCATAGGAACTTGTGCTTGACCCAGTTTAAGTGTAAGCACACGAAAGGCACCCTTGATCAACTGACTCTTAGTCATGTCCCTGACCTGCTTATCGTTAGCAACGTCTTCCATCTCCTTGTTAGTTGAAAGCATACCAAGAGAATCTAACACAAACATCATAGGTTCACGTTTGTCTTTAGGTTCTTTCATATACTTGTCAACGATACGACAAGCTTGAGTCCTGAACTCTTCAATAGTTGAGACAGGAAACAAAACCATGCGTTGAGAATCAATACCACGCGACTCAATCATGTCACGGGAAATGGCGGATTCAGTTTCAAAATAAATGACGCCACCTGTAGGATTATCGCGGAGGAAATTACGAACGACACTAAGAGCAAAAAAAGTTTTTCCAGTGCTTGATTCTCCTGCAAGAGCGGTGACTTTGTTTGAAGGAAGACCTCCATACAACGAACCACTAACCAAGGCGTTAAAGATATAACTGCCAGTATCAACGTAATCAGTAATGTCGCCAGCAGCGACTCCTTCACTAACCAAACCAGCAAATTCATTGCCACTATCTTTAATTACAGAATTTAAGAATCCCATTGTGTTGCTTCGTCCTCGTAAAAGTTTACATAATTATAATTTTTGCTCATTAGTCTAGCAAAACCAAGAGCAGTTTTGTAGTCCTCAAAGCACTTAATGTCCTCGGGTCCTACTTGACCGACAAGATGGTTAGTCCATGTGACTACAAAGACTTTCTTATTCATTCAAAGAAACTCCCAATGCTGATAGTCTTTTGATGCTGCCATCCAATGCATTGTAGCACATTCTTCAGAGGTTCCAAGAAACTCTTTTCAAATTGTGTTTGATAATCCACATACTTCTCAATACCAAACTCTTTTGGTAATTCACCAAAGAAGCTAATTACATTCTCATGTAATGGGTTTGGTGTTTTGAGATACATGAACTTAACCTTCTCACCTTCCTGTATCAAGGCATGTTTATTTTCTACCTTATGCTTTTTCACATAATGATTATACAGGAGAGCACCCCTCACATGGATTGGGGTTCCTTTGGAATAGATCTCCGTAGGGTGACGGTACTTGGCAAGGTTGTTAACTCCTCTGGGAAAGGCAACTTCTTCGTAGGGACGTTCCCTCGTTTCTGTTCGCACAACATTGATGAAAGTGATAAGTTCATCATTTGTGTTGCCGATAATAATCTTAAACGCTGCATATAACTTGTCTCTAAAATACGCTGGTGTCGATGACCTAGCGGTTTCAAGACCCATGATTTTCATCTTGGGTTCTTTATATCTAACACCCTCACTGTCCCATACGTTAAGAATGTAACGCTTCTTTGCAGTCCAGATACCACGATCAGCGATGTTCTCACGCTTCATACTCATCTTTTGTTCATACGCCGATACATACGACGCAAGTTCTTGATATGAACGTTCGATAAAAGGTTCCAGTTTCTCTTCACAGATCTTGTCAAGTAAACCAACAACTGCTGCTTTATCACCAGACTTATGACCAAGAAATTTATTAACAAGAGGTCCGAGATTAAGATAGATTGAGTCAGTGTCGGATGCAATGACATAATCCTCCTTTTCAGTGGAGAGCAGTTTATTTAGGTATTCATTCATGCGGTTTTCAATCCAACGAATTGATACCTGACCTGAAAGAGTAATAGCTTCTGCATTAGCAAGACGATAATACCTGAAGTGTTCGTTGCCGATAGCACCATAAGCAGAGTTCAAAGAGATCTTCTTTGCCATCTGAATATTATTACAACGGGCGATCTCTTTCATGAGTTCAACAGTAGGAGTCTTCTCGTACTGTTGCTTTGCTTTGATCATCCGCTTCTTGAAGATGACACGAGAGTCATACATCTTCTTCATCATCTGAGGAAGAAACCCATGCTTCTCTTTTGTGTACTGTGCGCCATTAGCACACACAGCATACTCGCCGTCAATGTTTATCTCCTTACGAAGTATTCTATCAACCGTAGCTTCTGGATGTCGTTTGTCCTTGAGAGTTTCGGGAGAAATGTTGTACTGCATAATGAGGTGAGGATACAAAGAGTTGAGATCAAAAGACACAACCCAATCATAGAATCCAGGCTTCGGTTCTTTGACATATGCCCCCGCATACTTTTCAGATTTATCGTTTTGTGTCTTAGGAGGGATAGCAATCTTACGCCTAAGAAGTTCACAGTAAATGTAGTTGTCCCACATACGAACCTGTGAGAATACATCCTCATAGTTTACCTTAGCATCATATGCCATGGTGTATGCAAGTTCAATCAACTTCATCTTGTCATCTAGTTGATCTACCAGACGAACGTCATGGATGTTGTAATCAATAAATTTTTGCCAGTCCTTCTCATAGAACTCTTTGAATGTATCAAACTCAGAGTGATCTAGTTTTTTAGATCCAAGTTCAACAAAAGCAATATGATCTAGACGGTAAGATTCTTGGTTAGTATAAGTAAATTTCTTATACAACTCAAGATAGTCTAGAGTAGAAATTCCAAGAGTATCAACTGCTAATTGTTTTCTACCTTTAATATAAATCTCACGTTGAGAAACAAGTTTCCAAGGAGACAATAGCTTTACAAATTTATCACCAAGAATACGTTCAATACGATTACATATGTAAGGCATATCAAACAACTGCACGTTCCATCCAGTAATTACATCTGGAAAATTTTCCTGCCAGTATTCAAGGAATGCACCCAACATACCTTCTTCTGATCGGAAATGCAAGTAGTCCACCATGGGGTCTTTGTTATTGTATGGACGTGCCCCAAACACAATAATTCGACCAGTGAAACTATCCTTTATGGATATAGCAAGGATTTCTTGATCGGCAGTTTCAATATTAGGAAATCCGTTTTCAGCAGCGGTTTCAATATCGATGGTAAATACACGGATCTTTGTGCTGTCAAACTTAAGTTCCTCTTCAGGATGCTGCTCAGCTATGTATTGATATAAAAATCTAGAGTTACCATATATTTTAAATTCCTCTACCTCCTTATACTGTTTTATAAAATCTCTCGCTTCAGTGATAGAACCAAACTTATGTGGTTCCACACAATCTCCTTCTAGTGTACGCCACTCTGAATAATTTTTACTAGGCAAATACAGCGTAGGGTTGAAAGGAACCCTCACGCTGTAACGATTGCCATTCTCATAACCACGCACAAGCAGACGATTACCTGCTTGCTCAACACTAGTGTAAAAATTCATTCAAGACATTCAATATAACGAGCAAGGAGTACCTTGCTTGGGTTGGTCACTACAGTAATGTCAGAAGATCTAACATTAAACTCAGTCTCCGATGAGTGAGTTGCCCAAGGAGTTAGTTGACCTTCACAGTCTACCAGATAAGGTTTGATTAACCACACATCAGGGTCACCTGATAAAGTGTCCCCCTCAGTAGGTTCTACCTGAGCGATGATCCACTCATTCGCTAGCTTCAGCAGGTTCGCTTTCAGTTCCATCAGTTACCTCAAAGAAAATATCTTTTTGTTCAAGTCCGACCTCCTTGAGTTTTTCAGTGTAGTTATCAAGAATATTATTATCTGGATATACAACACTAATAATGTGTTCCCCACTAATTCTATGTTCTTCTACAGGAGAAAAAGGACACCAACGAGTATAGTTGATAGGGATAGTTCCATTTGTATTAACATCTCCAAGTGACAAAACATATGGATATAGCATACGATATCCAACTACTTTTTTATCTTCGTCACGAACATCTCCAAAGAGGCAAAGAACACTCTGACTCGTGGTTAAATTAACAATCCTAATATTGTGATTAGTTCTTAGTGGTTGCTGTTCAGTTTGTTCTGTTGATTCAATTTGCTCAGTCATAATACCTCTGGATTAATAGTTTCACCTTCTTTCTTTTCTTTAATTTTATTTTCATATGCGTTTTGCAATCCTGGTTCAGGAGTGCTAATTGTCATCACACTATCATATGGAATTTTAAATTGCCAATCTGGAGTGTAAGGATTCCATTTACTAAACCTGACTTGGTATTCCATACCATGCTGTTCAGTAAGATATTGGGGAGTGCCATCATCAAGGTTTAAGATGTAAGGTTCTTCCATCAAAAGACAAACACCTTTACGGTCTTCACCTTCTTCATCAAAGATTTCTTTTAACTCAGTAATGATTCGATCTCCCGTTTTCAATGTAACGATAGATACTGCCATAGCTATAAGCGTTTAATTTTATTATACCACCAAAAAAAGGAGGAGTCAACCTGTTTGTTGGCAGGTGCTCCTCGCGGCGACGATATGATTTATTTAGAAGTGTTTTTTACGCTGTTGTTTTTCTGGTAGTTCTTTTTTCAATGTGATTATTAATAGACCATTATTGAATTCTACGGTCTCGACTTCTACATCGTCTGACATCTGCCAGTTACGTGCAAATGTTCTATATGAAATTCCTTTATGTGCGTAATTTTTTTCTTTATCTGCTGGTGCTTTTTTAGCGGATACTGTTAAGACGTTTCGTTCCGTCTCCACATTTAGATCCTCTTCTGAAAATCCAGCAAGAGCGACCTCCAATATTGTTCTACCACCAGGTCCATTAATGACATTGTAAGGAGGGTAGCTTGTTCCTGCTCCAGCAAGAGATTCAAGTCTGTGGAATGTTTCATCGAACCCGAGTGAAAATGGGGAAAGTTGTTGCCATGCATAATTGTTAACCATTGTCCTTAAATAAGCGACGTTTATATGTGACCCGTTAGGCATCACACTCCTATTTAACGATAACAGTTTAAACGTTAATAACGGTTTTCCTTATTAAAAATTGCGGTTTACTCTACCTCTTGTTTCTTACGACCGATATTATATTTGGACTCAAGCGTCCATTCACCTTTCTCCTTAAAGGAGAGAACTTTAATTTGATTGAGTGGTGCTAGGTCAGCAATTTTTTCCTGACTCTCTGTATTAATATTAACCAGTCCCCAGTCAACTAAAAGTTGAACGATACGGTTACGACGTTGTGCATCATTCAAAGAAAAATTTGTGTTCTTGCCATCAAGGGCAAACAACTCTTTGAAGTGTACAATAAAATATCTTCCTTGCTTATGGAGAATGTGGCAGGATTGATAAATCTTTTTTTCTTTACGTGATGCAACACCAATCCTTGTTAATGTTTCTCTCACTTTTAAAAAATCATCTGGTTCATTTAGGACGACTTCAACCATATCGGTTTGTCTCCATTGAATCTCAATTTCACCGCTCATGTTTACCACCTTTACTCAATGCTTTTGTAATATGATTTAATTGATCCTTGGTGAGAATTCTAAGAGCTTGTAGAGCTTTATCGTCATTATAACCATAATACTCTTTTACTAACTCAAGATAGTCAATAGAATCTTTTCGTGCCCAAGTAGAAAAACGTTTCCTAGGTTTCACACTATTTAGTAAAAAATCATACTGTAACTTCTTTGGTAGATGAGGATTCTTATTCAGTTCATTGACATAAAGAATAGTATCAGTAAAAGAAGACAGACATCTGTTAACAATATATGGGGGATACTTTCTCTCAGCATCTATATCGTCATCAAGAATATTCTTTTTGGATTGGTTGATTGAGTAGAGATAGTCTTTCAGTTGGTACATTGTCGTTCCAGTGTCTTACGTTTCCAGCGATGATAAAACAGTTAGTAATTAATAACTGAGTAAAAATGATAGTTCTAATGGTGCATATGATATTATCATATCTCTTAGTTTTATTATCATTGAATGATCCTAAGGAGTATTTCCAGATCTTCCAAAGTTCTTTCATAGATCATTTAAATGTTGCAGTGACGCCCACTACAGTACAACCAGGATTACGAGCAAGAGCGACCTTGCGAGCATCTTGATAATCAACAGCGATCACCTCTTCCTTGAAGACGGTGCCTGCTTTGTATAGGGTGACTTCACACTTCATAATTAAAAAGGACTAGTTCCTTACGAGCTGCTTGATCTGTATTATAACTCCCCACGCTCCTCATGGTGTAAGTGTGTGCAAATTCAGCAGCTGTCCACTCATCGAAACGATCTCTGATAAGTTGTGATGAATTATAAGACACAAGTTGTGGACCAATAAATCGATCACACTTGACAGCAAAATGATCATGGTTAAAACCACTATGCATATTACCTTTCTTACCATAGAGATTAGAACCAATCTCATAAGGAGGATCTAGATAAGTGAAAGCATTCTTATCATCAGTAAGAAGTTGTTCGTAACTGAGGTTAGTGATCTCCCACTTAGAAATCATTCCTGAATATTCAGGGAGTTTATCAATGCCTCGCATCGAGAAATTGCTATCTGACGCTTGCTTGCTGAAGGACGAGGACTCAGTGAGACCAGAGAAAGAGCACTTATTAACAATATAAAAACACACAGCAGCAGATAGGTTGGATGTTGAATCATCGTTTAGTTTCTCCTTAGCTTCTAGAAATAATAGTTTTGCTGATACTGGTTCTGGGTGACGATTCTTGAGTTGGACTAACTGGTCACGAAGTTCTTGTCCTTGATCTTGAAGCACTCGCCAAAAGTTATAGAGTGGTCCATACAAATCGTTTACCCAGATGTTTAGGTGTGGATACCTTTTGCCAATTTCTAATGCTACAGATCCACCACCAACAAATGGTTCACGATACTCAGTGTAATCTTTCAGGTTAGGAATGTACTGAAAGAGTTTACTCAGGGCACGACTCTTCCCGCCTGGATACCTGAGGGGTGTCTTCAATGACTTCAATGTCTGGGGCATGGTATTTAAGGTATTCGCGAAAGATCATTTTCATTTCACGCTCTGTCATTCCACAATGATCAGCAGCATGAGGTAGGTTCATTGTAGCATGAAACAATGCTTCATTTGCTTCCTGAACATTTTCTGGTGTTGTTTTGACTTTGGATGTATGCCCAGTGTCTTGCTGATTCGTTTTCAAGTCTTTCAATCATTTCCTCCATCATTAATTGTTTAGGTTCTTTTTCAATAAATTTGAGTAGTGTCATTTGAATTCACAACCCATCATGATCTCTGTTAAACATGCTAGCAGGTTGATCTCTTGATCAGGAACAATAGGAATACTGTTCATGTATTTGGCAATCACAAGAACAGCTTCTGGAATAGAAGCAGGTTTCAATACAACATACAAACTATCGTAAACTTTACGCATCACCATTGTAGGATCGTTGTCCATATTCTGAACAACCCAATTCTTAACATCAGTAAACTTTTTCTTCTTCAAGGACGAAAGTAAAGTGTCAAGATTGACATCAGCAACATCCACAAGAATAGCAGACGTAATAGCACCAGTAGCGGCATAGCGTTGGCACTCATTAATAAGACGCCTCCAGTCAGGATAATAACGCTTAGTAATTTTAGCGAGAACTTTGTCTTCATACTCTACATTCTCGTTAGTAAGAATAGTTTTCAAACGGGTAAAGAACTGACCCTGCAAAGCTACTGCTTGTTCAGGTTTGATTCTAAAATCAACAACAGTGCATCGAGAATGCAACGGTTCAATAATCTTGTTAATGAAGTTGCATGTGAAGATGAAACGACAGTTTCCATGAAACTCCTCTACAGCGGTCCTCAAGGACAACTGAACATCGTTAGTTGTGTTGTCTGCCTCATCGATGATAACGACCTTATGAGACGCTCCAGAGGTCAGAGAGACAGTAGTAGCAAACTGACGGACTCTGTTCCTCACAGTGTCTAGGAAGCGTCCCTCATCAGATCCATTGATCACGATGTAAGAAGCACCAATCTCTTCACACAGCGCCTTAGCAATGGTTGTCTTGCCGACGCCAGCAGTGCCATTCAACAGCAGGTTAGGAAGCTCTCCTTGATTGACGAAACCCTGAAACACTTCTTTGGTGTTAGCAGGAAGGATACAATCTTCAACAATGTTTGGGCGGTATTTCTCCACCCACAAAAACTCTTTGCTCATAATAAATTATTCAAAAATAGGAAGGATGCGTTGTCTCATTTCTTTGAGTTGTTCTAAGTCATTCCCATACTCACCCATGTTCATGTAAACACAATCAATATAGCGTAAATCGTTACGCTGTGCATCTAGAGTAAAGGAATCGCAATACTCAAGAATCTCATATGGTACATCAACTTGCCTGTCATAATCAATAGTCACAATCAAATCCAATCAGGTTTACGTTCTGGAGCACGAAGATAGTTGGTAGCTACCCAAGGTTTAGATGCAATATACATTTTGTACTTGCTGTAGATGTCAACAGTATCATACTTGAATTCATCAGGACCTGCAAAGACAAAAGGTGTATGCATAGTATTGTCTGCTGATGGTAAGAGATGTGTTATCTCTAGTAGTGGTTTAGAACAAGAATGAACTTTACCGTATCTGTGTGTGTACTCAGCACATAGAGAAAGACCATGTGTAAGTAACCACCATGCATTTGCTAGAGAATCATTTGCCCAGATAGTGCAAGGATGATTACGGAATGCACCTTTCTCTGTCTTGTATGGTTGACCATCGTTACGATGTATTTTACCGTAGCTATGACCCCACTCTTCAGAGCAAACAATAGAAAGCATTTGACATGTTTCTAATGGCATCTTGACAACGTGTTTGTCAGGCAAGCACTGTGCTGAGATAGTGGGATCAGGGTCTGTTACAAATATGTTCATAGCAAATGTGATATAGAAATCACTAGGAGGAATGTAATCATAATAACTACATCCCAAGATTTTGTCCTTACGAAGTAAGGAATTGAAATACTATCACCCACTAGTTGTAATGCAACACCAAATGTTGTATTGATATGAAGGATAGTAAAGTAAGCAATAATCACAAGACCACTGCCCAACACTCTCATTGGAACAGTAACGTTCAATTGGGTTCAAGAGCAATGTAGTATGTAAGGTCAACATCATTATTAATCCACTCGGAAATTAGATGCTGAGATACCTTAACAGTATAGTCACCTGGTAGAACACGAATGTTTTCAATCTTGAGATCAAGACTAAAGGTGCCAGTAGCACAACCTGCCACAGTGATATCGTAAGTATTACTGGTATCATTTTCTTTGTCCCTGAGGATAAGTTTGATTTCTTCAGACTCCTTCTCAGAATAGAAAGTAAGATCTGGCAAACTGTAAACAGCAGATGCTTTTTGCAAAGCTACAAGATCATCAGAAGAAAGATTAAACTCTACATCAGAACCAGGAAACTTTACATTTTTTTCTGGAGCAGACTTGAGCGTAATTTCAGGATCCGAAAAATAATACTTAGCAGACTGACGACCGCCACGGATAGAAACAAAATCGCTAGATGTGAATTCCAGTTGAGGATCGTTAAACAGAGAAATACCGCTAAGGAACTGACTGAGATCATAAATTGCGAAGTCACTAGGAAATACTTCTTCGCCAGTGAATTTTGCCAGAATGTTTTCTGCATTGCTAATGGTTCGTACTGTGCTCCCTTGACGAAATACGATTGACGAATTGATCGTAGAAAAATTCTTAAGGACATCTAGAGTTTTTCTGGAAAGGATAACTTTGCTCATTGAGGATAGGATTCAGTAATGTTTGATTTGTCAGAGAAGTGAAGAAGGAGTAGACCGTAGTGTAAGATCTTAATGATATCACGACGGGCAGTGCCTTTCTTGTCATAGCGTGAAGCGTACTTGAGGATGTTGCAACGGCAGAATGCCTCAGCGTCTCCACATGCTTCAATCAAGTCTAACGTTTGAATGGCATCGTTGCCAGCAGAATAGTGTTGTCCATAGGTTCCTGTAATGTAATCACGTAGCTCTGCTAACAGAGCTTCTTCATTATATTTTAAACTCATCGTTCCCAAATATATTCAATATTATCATGGTAGCATTTAAATACGCTGCCGTCAATCCCCTGCATATAGAGTTCTATACCTTTGCCACCTACAATTTTAGCGGTACGGCACTGGGTGCCTCGCAAAATTACGAGACGACCCATGTAACCATGGAATTTATCAGAAAGAGACATCGCCATCTTGTTCCTCCTCTTCAGTTTGAATGTCAGCATCAATCTTATCATACAATTCGATGAATGACTGTTTAGTCTCATCATCAAAACGGTTCACGCAAACTTTGATAGCTTTCATACGGTTCTGCCAGATAGCAAATGCACGAATGATGTGAACGAGTCTACGAGTAGAGATTACCTCATCAATACCACCGTCTTTGAAAGTCTTACGGATAATGTCTGCCCAGTTGGCAAGGTTAGTACAGAACTCTTCATCAAGAACACCTAGGTTACCTGCTGCTTTCTGAAGAATTTTAGTTTCAGTAACAGGAGAAGGATACTCTTGCTCAAAAGTCAAAGCAAATCTCTCAAGGAATGCTTCATTCAATACGTTAGTACCGATAAACCTACCGTCTTCAGATCCCTTACCCTTAGTATTAGCAGTAGCAATGATGTTAAATCCTGATGTTGGTTTTACATAACGACCAGTCTTCTTAAGGAATACACCTTTGCCTTCTAGAACAGATTGCAAGCAGAGGATTTTGTTAGACGCAAGGTCAACTTCATCTAGAAGCAACACAGCTCCACGTTCCAAAGCTTCGATGACAGGACCATTATGCCAAGCAGTTTCGCCGTTAACAAGACGGAACCCACCAATAAGATCGTCCTCGTCAGTTTCAATGGTAATGTTTACCCGAATCAGTTCCCTATTTAGAGCAGCACATGCTTGCTCAACAGAGAAAGTCTTACCGTTTCCTGACAATCCAGTAATGAATGTAGGGTAGAACAATTTAGATTGGATAATTTTCTTTACATCAGTAAAGTTACCAAAAGGAATAAAATTAGGATCCTTATCAGGAATAAGGTTTTGCTCTAGAGCAGGAATAGCTGCAGGTGCTTGATAAGTTTGCTCAAGTTTTTCTTGAACCGTCAGGTTCCACTTACCAATACCTTGCTTATAAGTTTTTAGTCTCTTTTTAACAGTAGCGAGAGAGCAGTTGAAATGCTCAGATGCTTCAAACAATTGCTTGGTGTTTACCTCAGTACCAACTTTATCAGAAAGGTAAGTAACGAGGTCTTCAGTTGAAACTGGAACAGGAGCGAAAGGCATGATGTGTTTTGTTGTCTATGAATATAGTATAGGGTATGGAGGGGTCACTGACGACCCCATGTGTACCAGTTTGTCAACTGACATACTCTACGAAAGAATTGAGTAGTTTTTTGTTGGTGGACTTACTAGCAAGCATCTTTTTAAATGCACGAGAGATCTCATTTTTCTTAGCACCAGACTCAACGTTCAACTCTGTATTTTGATTTAGAGAATTACTACTAATAGCATACAGAGCAGAGAATGCTGCAGGATTAGGAATGATTGCCGATTTTTCTTTCTTCCACTGCTTTTGGATTTCAGTGTATTTTGCAAAATCAGCATAGCGTCCAACGAAACTAGACAACTGACTGCCCTGTAGAATACGGAAACCAATTACATTTACATCAGGGTTACGATCACGAACCTGCTGGATGAAGATGTTAGTGATAGTGTCATATTCAAACTCAGGATAGACACGACCAGTCTGACGATCACGAAGGCAATTGCCCCAGTCAATACGAGAAGGACGGATGATGTTCTCATCTTTATGTTCAAGATACTGCTCTCTACCATAAGCAGATTGACATCCTTCACCGTCAGTCAAGATACAAACATTAACTTTCTGAAGATCATTTTGTTTTTTGAATTCAGGAATAATGTAGTTAAGCAAAACAATAGCTTCGTTCAAAGGAGTTCCTGAAAGAGTAACACCAATTGTATTTTGGTAACCATTATAATTTGCATAATAGTTTGCTTCTCTATACAAGTTCTTACACATACGCTCATAGTTGCGAGAGTTAGAACGAGAAGAAATAAAGTTCATCAAATGAAAACATTGAGGATCAATAAAAAACTCATTCTTTTTTAATCCTTCCCAACTACGATAGTAAGAATCATAACTAACATGCTCTGGAGTTTCGCCTGCTATATTTGCTATGGCACGTTTTGCTGCAATCCACTCATTAGTAAATGCATAGACTTCAAATGGAATCTGTACTTTCTTACAGAATGCAGTGAGGTTAAGAAGTTGTTTGACAGTTGGCAATAGCTCATGCTGCATAGAACCAGACCAGTCAAGAATGAAGATCAGTCCATGGTTCTTACCATCAGGAACAACAGTTACTTTTTTGAAAATGTCTTCGTTATAAAGATAAGTATGTAACTTTGAAGTATCAAGCACACCAGTCTTAGATTGACCAGCACGAGCATAAGCGTCAGCAGACTTACGACATTCAAATTCCTTAACAAGATAGTTTACCTCTTTCTGTGACTGCTTGCGAAAATCTTGATACTGACTATCAACCTGAGAGTAAACATCATCGATATCAGATGCTTGACTATCAATCCAATCATGAAGGACAGTCCAATCTACAAGGTGGTTTTCTAGATCAACGTTTTTAGGGATCTCAATATATGTAGTGCTACGACCATAATTACGAGAGGAAAGATTTTCTGCTTTCTCATTGAAAGAACGTTGAGTTGAAGAAGTATCTCCTCCTCCAGAACCATCATCCTCTTCATCTTCATCCTCTTCATCTTCAAAAGAATCTGCATTAGATGTAGATCCTGCACCACCAAAGTTAGGTTGGATATCAGGTTGATCTTTATCTGAAGATTCTCCAGATGCTTCCTCAGCAGATTCTACTCCTTCTGCATTTTCATCTTCTTCAGTTTCTTCCTCATCAGATTGTTCAGGAGAATCTTGAGGAATATTAGCAACCGTTTCTTCAAACTGCTTACTGAACTCATGTACGTCAACCGCAATCTGTAGAACTTCTTCAAAAGTTTCTGCGAGATCAGTACGAGCAACAAATAATTTTTCTTCAGTAGAGAAAGGAATAAGTGCATTAGCACCAATCTTAAAGTGTAGATTGATACGGTCAATCAAACTGAGTTTAGTAAGATCTTCTCCCTGAATATTAAAGAAGTCACGATCGTTTAATTCTTTGTAACCACCAGCAAAAGACTTACGAAGACCTGGATACTTACGCTTCATTAGTTTCTCGATACGAGCGTCTTCAATTACATTGACAAAATCCATAGGACAGTCAGCAATGTCTCTCCAGTCTTTGTTAGGAGTGAATAGTGCATGACCCACTTCGTGACCGACAAGCATATCATATACAATGTCTGATGCTTTGTCCCAGTTAGGGAGAGTCAAAATACGACGGTCAACGTCGAAGGAAGCTGTGTAGCACTGCTTATGCTCTACAACAAGATTCTCTGTAGCGAGAAGACGGGCAAGGTTACCTTTGATTTCTTTGTTGTTTGACATGTGTCTCTGTTGCTGATGTATACATCATAACAAATAAACAACCTAGCCAACCAGTCCGTGTGTCACTTCGTTAACTGTCACGTTGAGGGTAGAGTAGTTCTTTACCTTCTCCACAGAGATAGTACGGTCGAACTTATCGTCCATACCCTGCTTGTGACTGATTACAAACACCTTGGTGCTGTCATCAAAATTTCTTAGGATCCATCCTAGATCAGACGTACCCGATGTGTCAAGTGATCCATCAAAGATCTCATCTAAAATAAGGAGGTTAGTATCCACGCTATTCTTAAGCTTAGCAATACTACGCCAAGTGAGCAGAAGAGCGATATCAATACGAGCTTTTTCGCCTTCACTGAAACTATCGTAAGAGAACACATCACGGTATCTAGATTTGATTTGCTCCTCAAAGTTCTCGTCTAGGGTAAAATTGACATAAAACTCCATACGTTGTAAGAAATCGTTAATCAACTTATTCATAGTAGGAAGATAGGTTTTGATGATCCTAGTCTTGATACCATTATCTTTAAGGAGTTGACCCGCTGTTGTAAGAACATCACGATCAGATTTCAAACTAGCTTGTTGTTTATTCAAACTCTTTTTGTTTTCAACCAAAAGTTCTAGTTTGTTATACTCCGATTTCTTATCAACATTATCACTGTTTAATTCTACAATTTCTTCTTCAAGTGATTCCACTTGTTTACGAATTGTCATCAGTTGAAAATTGGTTTGTGAAATTGTAGTGTTGATATCATTTACTGTAGTAGAAAGTTCAGTAAATTTATTAAACCTAGTTTCTTCTTCTCCTATAGCAGAGAGGATATCATTATATCCTACAAGCATTTCATCAACTTTACCCCGACCTTCGTCCAGTTTTAGATTACGAAAATCTTCACGTAGGTCTTGTGTACACGTAGGACACACATGGTTGTTCTCAAAGAACTCAAGTTCTTTCTTACATGTGTTCAGTTTATGTGTTACCTTGATCAAGTATGTGTTCAACTTTCGCAATTTCCCGTTTGATTGCTGGTACTCATGCATTTCTTCATTAAGATTACAGATTTGTTGTGTCAAAAGAGAAACATCTTCCACACCTTGTAGCTCAGTTTTCTTATATACATCTATCTTTTCTTTCTTGCGATCAATCTCTTCTTGATTTCTCTTTTCTAAAGTAAGCATAGTTTGCTTTTGCAATTCAATCTTATCCTTTAGAAGATCTAGTTGATAATTGATGTCGCGAACTTCATCATTGTTCTCACGCATCTTATCTTTCAAAAGAACATTCATAGTAGAGAATACTTGGATATCCAAGATGTCCTCAATAATATCGCGACGTTGACCACCAGGCAGTTTCATGAATGGGATAAACGTAGAGGATCCCAACACAACAATCTGTGTAAATGATTTGTAGTTCATCTTGAGCACGTTCTGCTCAAAGTTTTTCTGCTGATCGTTTACTGAACTTTCTTGATTCCACAACTGTCCATTACAATAGATCTCAAACTTGTTAGGTTTAATACCACGAATAACTTTGTAGTCTAGCTTACCAATACGAAACTCAATCTCGACTACGCAATTTTTTTCATTAATACTATTAACTAGAGACCCTTTACTAATCTTGCGAAATGGTTTTGCAAACAGCGAAAAAGTAAGAGCATCTAAAATGGTGCTCTTGCCTGCTCCGTTGTCTCCAACAATTAAATTTGTTCTACCTTCTTCTAAATTAATTTCACTAAACACATTACCCGTGGATAAAAAGTTCTTCCAACGGATTTTTTCAAAAATAATCATTCTGCAGAATCTTCAGGTGGTATCAAAAAATCGTCAGGCGTGATAATGGAAAACTTTTGACCACGGTCTTGACATGCTGCTATTATAACATGATCTTCCATTTCCACAACCTGCATTGGAGGATATTCAATGTCCTCCTCCATCATCATCAAGTATCTTGATGCATCGTCATTATCAATAAAGATAGGTATAACCCTATCCTTTGCCGTGTCAAACACAGAGTATACACCGTCTGGATGATTTTCTAATGTTAGAACAAACATTATGCAACATTACAGCTTTCAATATATAGTGTTCTCATTAAAGACTTAAGTTCACTTTTGTCTACGGCAATCTCTACTTCATCAATGTACTCATTAAGAAGAGTCATTGTGTCTTTAGTTTCAAGATCTGCATCCTCTATGTTATCTGCATCAACTAAGGTCTCAACAATTTTTACATCATGAGCACCTACGTTGTAAAGACGATCAACCAATGTTTCAAACATTTGGTAGTCACGTTTTTCTTCAACGATGAGTTTGATGAACTTGTCTTTATAATCAGATACATCTGATTTGTTGTAGTCGGTAGCTGCGTCATCGTAGAAGATCTTCTCAAAGATTTCATACGGATTTCTGATAAACTTAAGTCTATCACTTTCAGTATCGTAGATATGGAAACCGCGAGAGTCTTTATAATCATTCCAGAACATCTGATAGGGGTTGCCAAGATACTGGACATTACCATGCTTTGACTTATGATGAAAATGTCCTGACCATACTCGTTTAAAGTTTTTAAAATCAGAAACTCTAAATCCACCATCAAATTTCATGCCAGGTGTAACTTCAAATCCATCACACTCTAGATGACCACACATGATATCAGCGTCAGAGTTTGTCATAACATCTACGCTACTAGCTTTGTTTTCTGAATTGATCCACGGCATCATCAGAAACTTTTTACTACCAAGTTTAATATGCTTTGGTTCAGCATAGATATTGATATTGCTATACTTCTCTAAAAGAAGTTCGGGTGAATTAATTTTGTTTGTATTTTTATAATACGTACAATGGTTACCCAAAATCATATGAACTTTATAATCTACCAGTCGTTTGAAATAATTAGTATCAACACGATTAAAAGTATTATAGTCCATTGACTTTCGGTTATCAAAAGTGTCACCTAGATCAATGATAGTATCGATACCTTCTTTTTCAAGAGTTGGAAAGAATACATTGTCATAGAATTTCTGGAAGTAATTCCAAAAGGGTAAAGAACCCTTTCGTCCATCAAGATGTTGATCCGTTATTAGTGCTATCTTCATCTTTAATAAATTCTCCTTTTTCGTAATCAAATCTAGGATGTGGGGCAGACGGCACCCAAGGGTTTTTTGATGTGTTGTGTATAACAATAAACTTATCAGCAGCAAATGTACCTGCAATACTGACTCGAATTTCATCATCATCTTTCCAATTAAATGAACCATCTTTTTTAGTATGGTTCATTGCTTCTTGGATCTGGTCAATAACTTCTTGTGTTAGTTTCATTGCAAATACTCCACTATCTTTAGTATACCATATGCTGTAAATACTTGAGGAATTATAAAAGCAACCATTGCTACAATCCAAAAGACATAGTAATAATTTTCTTTATTCTGTGTTCTCATTGAGGGGAATGATCTTTAAACTTATCATGGTTGCCATCACCTGGCATTTTACCAAAAGCAATATATTCAACAGCTTGTAGAGAACCTTCCAGTCTAGTCAAGTCTCTCTCAATTTTAATGTATTCATCATACGCTTCTTGTAGTAATTCTTTTTTCTCAGTTAACTGAGCAGTTCTCTTTGTGAAACGCTCAATTAATTGTTCATTGTTTTCTACAGGTTTAATTTTCATTGTATCTAATTGTTAGTGATTGCAAAAATTCTCCCGTTGGTTTAGAAACTTTCCAAGTTGAATCTTTCGATGCAAAGGATAGTTTACAACGTATCTTGTTTGATGAGAGACGAATCATTCTCACCATAGCTAGATTACGTTCCAATTCATTGAGCATCTTCTTGTGTTTTATTGTATACTATAATTCGATTGCCATCATGTGTAAACATGAGTTCATCATCATGACCCCAACAAAGTTCTTCGTAAAGATCATTAAGTTTTTCCATGTCATCATATAAGGTGTTGGGGTTTGGCATTATCGATTCATTTTAGTTTCAATGTTTTCTTTGATGCTACCCATGTCAGAATAAGAAGCATTCATACCAGACATACTACCATCATATGTGTCTGTGTGCATGACTTCATCATATCCTGACCGTTCTAGGATCTTACCTTTGATCTCTAGCTGCTTCTTTTCTTTTTGGATCCTACGCAAGAATGCATAGTAAATGATCTGAGTAAAATAAGCGAATGGGTTCTTAGATTTTTCAGGGTCAAAGTTGTCAATATACTGGAGGCAATTTTCAATGCCGTCACAGATCATGTCCTCACGGAACATGTAGTTAACAAAGTTAGGTTTATAAGATAGGTGTGTTGCGATCTTTAAAAAGCAAGAACCAATATAATTGGTAACTCGTGGGCGAGGTTTGCCTGTTTCTTTAGCAGCATGAACGTTTTGCCGAAAGTCAGTGATCGCAGCAAGGAACTCTTTATTATTGACGTAGTATTCTGTCTTTTTTCGGGTCATTACTGCATATGCCATGGTTTGTTACCATTATCATGTACTAAGGATAGCACAATGAATTGGATTTGTAAAGGGGGCTTGACAGAACCTCATAAACTGAGTACAATTAACCTTGTAGAGGTTCAGGTCAAGGTATTAGCTTTTATTAAAGATATCTTCTAAAGACTTTTTCATTTCTTTTACTGATCCTAGATATCCAGAATCACGAGTTAATTTCCCTGCTCTTCCAGTTAGACTCTTTCCATTTTCTAACCTCTCTAAAGTTTTTTCGTAGAAGTCTTGAATCATGGGATCAATTTCAGTCATAGTCATGATATGATCACGCTTAATAATAAACATGTTATCAAACGAGGCGCTGATCCATTCACTAAAAGAAAAACCAGATACTTCTAATTGACCTTTCTTTTGTTTTGCAGCTAGAACTTGGAGAGGGTTTTCTAATAATACTTTGTCTTCATCTTCTAAGTAGCAGACTTTAGATACTATCTCCTCTCCAGTTGTTAATTTTATTGTTGCATAGAATTCTTCTTCCATATTTAACTTGCTCTAAGGTTTACTTTTATTACCTCATACTTAAAATTTTCATCATTATAAATGTTGACTCTTTCATTCAAGTGCCGAAGCGTATAATTCTGACCGCCAATGTCATCAGCGATATCGTATAAAGTTGCAATATCTTTACCTTCACCTTTCCTAAGTACACGACCAATTGATTGGAGGTTACGAATGCGTGACTTACTTGGGGAAGCAAATATAATATTGTGTAATCGTTTAATATTAATTCCTGTAGAAAAGGTTCCGTAAGAAGCAACAATAACAGCGTTATTTTCCGTCTCGGTAATTTGACGAACAGCTTCTCTATCTTCTACATCAGTACCACCATGAACAAAAAATAATTTTCGTTCTGGGTCTATGGTATTATTTATCAACTCATAAAGTGGTTCCCCATGCTTTTCAATATAGTTAAATAGCACTAGGGTGTTACCCTCAATGTCTTTAACTAGGTTTTTAATAATATTATTTCTTCCTTTATGTTCTACGAGATATTCCATCTCATCATGATATGATTCAAAGTGTTGCGGAGCATGTTTACACAAAAGTATTTTTATTCTAAACTTAGAGAGATAACCAGATTTGATTAAATCATCTGTTTTAGTTACACGTTCACAATCACCAAACAATCCTTCCAACACCCACTTGTGAGTTTTACTCCCGTCTAGGGTTCCAGTAAAACCAAACCTATACTTGGCATTGTGTAGCTTAGTCATGATTCCTGTGAGGGACTTCGACTTAAATAGGTGTGCCTCATCTCCGATAACACAATCAATATCATCAAAGTATCTTTTTGGAAACTTGTAGATGGATTGCCAGGTTGAAATAATGATTGGTTTGTCAGTATTCTTATCTTTGCCTGAATATATCTTATGCACATGATCGTCAGCATTCCACCCGTAATCGTTAAAGTCATTGACCATCTGTTCTACCAAGGACGTAGTAGGGACGATGATCAGCGTCTTCTTGTTGGTAGCAGTATAGTATCGGACGAGGGAATAAATCATAAGAGACTTCCCAGATCCCGTAGGAGAAAGAAGTAACTTTCTATTATTTTTTATAGCTTCGTAGACTGCACGATATTGATAGTCGCGAGGTTGAATATCACCACGGACAATTTTATCCATGAATGTCTTTACACCAGCAGGAGAAACAAAACCGTTTAGGTCTTCAACATCTCCATACCAATCATTCTTTTCATACTCAACTTTATATTGTCTTTCGTATGCCCATGTCTCTAAGTGTTTTCTTAGACCATGATATAATTCACCTGTACCTGGTGAATACAAACGAATAGTTCCGTCCCAGTATTTGTATCTGGGATTCTTTTTTAAGAACTTAGCTTCAGGAACTTCAAAGGTAAAGTAGTCTGACAGTTCTTGATGAACATGTGGTTCCTTTGAATTAATTGTAATGTAAACTTCGTTCTTTTTTTTAATACTGAGAGTTGTCATCATTGTCCGTTAACAAATTTCTCCCACTCAATAGCACTCTTGACCTGAAACCCTCTATTAGAAATTTGACGCATGACTTGATCTAACCAGTACAACATCTGATCTAGATACTTGATTTTTGCCTCAAGGTTAATGATCTCATCATCACTCTCAAGGTATGTTTTCATTTTCTCGGAAGTCTTAATGCTTGATCCAAATGGTTTAGCGGCGTAAACTTTAGCGTCTGCCTCTCCAGAGTAATACTCACGCTTTTCCCTAACCAATTTACGGATCTCAAATTCAAGTGAAGCTTTGATCTGAGAGATGTCAGTGTAATGGTTTAAGTATTTATTATGTTGAAATGGGATGTTAAGAGCTAATTGTCCTAAGTCTGTGGTATACTGTTTACTCTTGAACTGAAAATCAACTGCAGAATCTTCCGCCCAATCTGCTCTTAACTGTTCAAATTTATTACGAAGAGAATCAAAATTCATAAAAGTTTCATTGTTTTATCACGAAGGAAGAACTGCTGGTGCTTGAATGTCACCTCCGCAGTAATATATTCCACATCAGTTATTGTAGCATCAAATTGTAGGTTACTTAAAGATACAGGAAATATATCCCTAAACTCTACAACAAATGCTGGGTTGTATTGTGAAGTAGTGATATGTAATTGTGCGTTAGTATAGATATCTAATTCATTTGTTGTTCGTTGCATCTGATCTGCATTGCCATTATCTCTCATCCATTTATGAATAGAGTTATAATTAACTAGATCTTCGTCAACAATAAAACGCACGACAAAATCCCCGAAGTTAACACCACCGCCAGGTACGATAGGCAAATTCCTAAAAGGACTTGCTACATCAATGGTAGGCATGTTAACATCGGGGACATTTGCTGATTGGCAAAAGAAATCTACTCCATCAAACTTCTCTAGTTTAAGGAGATAACCAATAGGGTTTAAGAAGTTCCTATTTCTAGGTTGTTCTTTATACCATTCAGCAGACATATCAACTTCCCAAGCTATAACTATTTATGGGTTGTTAAATTAACGTTGAAATACTCTTTGAATAGGAACTTGTTTTAATTTATCGATAACATCAGACTCGACTCTACTAACAATTTTATCTAACAAGTCTACATCTATGTGCATGAAAGGTGGGATAATACCAAGCAGACGAAGTAAACCATCCACAAATAATGCAAGAGTTGTGAATCCTAAGATCATACTAATAACAGTAGCGTCCCGATTATGTTTCGCCATTGAATCTTCGTCTATCTTTCTAGCTTCACTAACTGCTTTCTCTACTGCTTGTTCAATCAGTATGTCAATTTCTTCTTTTGTGTAGCTAGTCTGGTTGGTCTTCATTGTTCCAAAAGTCTTCCCAGTCTGTGTCTGAGTTTGTAACATCCTTAATATTTTTATTATCTAAGTAAGCTAATTTAATTCCTCTTGATTCTAAAACAATTTTTTTAGCTTCGGTCATTTGTTTATGATAAAAAACAATTGGTTGTTCATGTAATCCAATATCACCACTCATCTAATTCCTCCTCTTCGTCCCATACTTCATACGGTCCATATTGCATACGTTTTAATTTTTCAGTCTCTGATCTAAATGATTTTGTTTCTGATATCCAAACAACAAATTTCATTACAATAAAAATTGTTGCTAGTGGAGACAAACATAATAATAATATTAATGATTGATTCATTGACTATATTCGTTTATGATATCTAATACCTTATCTAGGGAATTATGAGCACCGTCATACCACTGACCTGTCTGACCTGTTAGACTAGAACTAGTATCTTTATCATACAATTCAGTTTTTAATTTATATACCTTTGCAAGCATGTCTGTTTTACGTAAGCTACCACGAGGCATAATAATTAATCGATACTACTCCTATTTAAGCATAAAAAAAGGGACCCCGTAGGGTCCCTGTGTTGATTTCGTAACCGTATCAGGTGAGGTTCGCAACGCGAACACGTCTGTAATACTGGTTGCGGTTGTGTGTAAGTGCCTCGGCATCAGGTGTGCCGTTGCTCTGTACAACGAATGGGTTAGCAACCATACCGTAGCGTGTCTTGAAGCCAATCTTGGGCTGGAAGGTGCTAGGGTCAATGCTTCTGAGCATTTGTAGGGGAACGTATGGGCAGTAGAACAGTCCACTGTCATAAGGTGAAGAACCCTTATAACCAACTACGTAGTAGTGGGTGTTAGAAACGTTAGCAGAGTAAGGATCAACAAAGACCTTAATGCGTCCGTTCATTGTACCTACAAGTAGGTTACCTGTGTCATCAACTTCACCGATGGAAGGACCACCAGCGCCGCTTAGACCTGAGGAATAGTCGAGTGTGCCAGACATGGCAAGAGCAGAAGCTACATCAGCAGAAGTGATGATGAAGTTGCCCTTTCCTCTACGAGTTTGCTGCGCGATAGCGTTAGCATCTCTTTCAATCTGGAACATAAGTCCCTTGAATTTCTCAACAGACCATCTGCCGTTGCTGTCAACGTCGAGGTCAAATACGCCAGCGTTAGCAACGTTGTTCTGTGCGCCAGACTTAGCGACAGTGTAAACGGTTCTAACAACTTCACGGTTGATTTCAGCAAGGATCTCACTAGACAGTAAGTTAGCAAGTTCCTGCTCAGCATCAAGACCATGAATTGCTTTCAAGTCTTGAGCAAGTTCTAGAGTGTATTCTGCTTTCAAAGCACGAGTCTTTGCAGTAACAGAAGTCTTCTCGATGCTGAAGCTCATCTCGTTGAATAGGGTTGAACCCGATCCTAGTGCTTCTGCATCTTCTCTAGCGATGTTGCCTGCTTGGCGCTCGTAGTTAGCAGCAGTTGTGCCGCCGCCTGTAGCGTCGTTAAGCAGTGCAGGGTTAGCATCAGTTGCACCACCGTCTCCAAGAGGAGAAACGGGGTCGTTGTATGCTGCAGGACCCTGTGAGTTACCAGAGAAGTTGGTGTCAGGCTCGTTGTAGAGTGCTTCTGAACCAGCGCGTAGTGCAGCGCCATTCTCTTGATAATGTGACTTCATAGCAAAGATTAGTCCAGTAGGACCGCTCATTGGTTGAACGCCACAGATGTCGTATGCTACCAAGTTAGGCATGGCACGACGGATTAGGGAGATCATTACAGGATCGAAACCTGCAAGTCCACCAGTTTGAGTACCGAGACCGCTACCAGATAGTGCGTTTGTACCGATAGCACCAACAGTGTTGGATGCTTCGTTGATCATACCACGCTCTTCACGTAGTTGTGATTCTGTGTTTTCTAACAGAACAGCGGTAACAGCCTTTCTATAATTGTCTTTGATGGCAACAGAGCCTTCATGACCTAGAACAGGTGCCCACTTTTCGGTTAGAGCTTTTGAGTTAAACATTTTGTTTAATTGCTCCGAATTAAAAATTTATGGGTTAGTTATTATCAGGATTTCCAGTGGTTGAGTGCGGTAAGGTATTGTGCCATTGCTGGTGTTACCTCTGCGTTCTCTCCTTCTACTGGAGTTTCGTCTGCAACTTCACTTTGAGTTACAGTTGCTTCCTTGAAATAGGACTCCTTAATGGTTTTCACCTTCTTGGAGAACTCTTCCTCGGTAGTAAACTCAACACCCTCAGAGAGTGCAGCGAGTTTGTCCTTCTGAGTATCTGCAAGTCCTTCTGAAACAGTGTTCAGAATATTGAGTTTGGCAGTCTCGTTAAGACGTTTTTGTAATTTCACATTAGCTTTGACCTGTTCGTCAAGGCGCTCTTCCATTTCACGAATAGAGTCAGCCATACCTTCTACCACGTCAACTTTCTCGTCGGGGATAGCGATATAGTGCTCTTCAAAGAGACCCTTCAGACCTGCGATGAAGTCTTCAGTAATCTCATTTCTGATTCCACGGTCCACAGCAACTTGGTTTTGCTCCATCCATGTACCGATGGCGTAGTTCACAGTGCCGTTAACTTCTTCGGATAGTTCTGCCTTAGCGGCATCTACTTGCTTATCCAATTCAGTGGCAAAGTGTTCTACAAGCTTGTCATACTCTTCAGAAATTTTTGCTTTAACGGCAGCTTCAAAGATTGTCTTTGCCTTTTCAGCAAACTCTTCTGAGAGTTCTGTGCCCTCTACTAGGGCAGCAACGTCAGCGGAAACATCAAGTTCCTCAAACGAAGGTTTGATAGGATAACCAACAGGACCACCTACCTTGGTTCCATATGCAACTTCAGCACCAACTGAAGGGGCAGCATCAGGAGAGTCGCCTGCACGCTGTTGAGGATCACCCGATACTTGAGAGATGGGTGCAGCGGCTTTAGCGCCAGGATTTTCTTCGCCGTCATCGTCGTCTTCGTTAGGAGCAGTCGATGTACCACCAAGATCAGTTACTGACTGACCTGCTGGAGCAGCAGAAGGGTCTACTTTTGGTTGGGGATCTTTGCCGCTACCAGAACTAGTCTGTGCGTCAGAGACCTGAGTGGGTTCACTACCAGTGCCAGGGATAACAGTTGCAGAAACAGTAGGCATTGGATCTGCCGCGTTCTCTACGATCACCTTTTGCTCGGTAACGAATTCCTCAAACTTTTCGTTAAGCTTGTCTGACATTTGAGTTTACCTCGTAATTTCCGTATTATTAATCTAAGTTTATTTATAGAATCAAAGATTTGAGAGGAAATGCTCAAACACTTTGAGCGTTTTCTCTTCCATGGAGCGGCGGTTAGCACCTTCCATGTATCTCTGGTATTTAGCAACTTCTCTTTCTTTTAAAAGACCGTTGTCCCATACCCATTCTTTACCTTCCATGATTCCATTTACAAAAGCATCAGGTGCGGAAGGATCTGCTACAATATCTGCAGCAGTTGTAAGCATGAAGTCATCTGCAACAACGTTGCAGTCTTCACTTCTTTGAATGCTTCCCATACCACGAGAGGAAACACCTAACTGAACTCCTTCGCCAAGTAGATTCTTAGCGATGTTACCCATTGGGGTATCTAAAATTTGTGCCTTTCCAATAAAGTTATTACCCTCTGCTTTGAGAGAAATAATTCTATGCGACACTCTATCGAGATTGATGGTAGGACCATCTGGATGACCGAGTTCACCTAAAGCACGCTTAGATTGTACGTACTCTTCATTGTATCTCTTGACCTCTCGCTCAAGAACACTATAAGGATACATACGACCATTGCGGTTCTTTAGTTCTGATTGAAGGAAGACACCTTCAATATACAGAAGTTTTTTTCCGTTTTTCTCCTCAGTAAGGAGTTTAACGTTTTCAATCGTTTCCGTTATCAGTTTCATCGGGTTCTTCCGTTTCGGTAGGTTCGTCAAAGAATGTATTTGCTACCACTTTTTTGTAACCTGCCATAGCTTCGGAAGCTTTGGAAAATAACATGTCATGGATAGCATCGATCGCAGATGCTCTTTGATTATCATTGATTTTTCCAACGATATCTACAGCACCTACTTCGTTATTAACTTCAGTGTTTTCAGGCATAATAATGATTCAGTATATTTTATTTATTATTTGGAGAAGGTTTAGGTGCGGATTTTGCTCTTTTTAAATCTCTTTCGAGCGCAGCATCAGCTGAGGCAGCATCTCTTTCTGCAGCATCATCTGCTTGCATACCCTGAATTTCAGGGGCGAGTGCCTGATTTGTTTGCTGCATGTTATCAAGAACATTGACTTCCACAGGATCGATAGCAAGACCAGTATCAATATCTGATCTCATCTGTTTATCAATCTCACGCATATCCTTAGCAGTTTGTCCAAGAATTTCTTTACGAATATATTCTGTAGAAAAATATTTTCCAACAAAAGGATCCATTTGACTAACAGTCATCATACGTTGGTTCATCATTTCAATGTTTTTTAATTCATTAAAATGATTATCAAATAAGAAGTCATATTGAATATGCTCTTTCATTTCATCCCAATCTTCAGGAGCAATTACTCCTTTAAGGATGAGCTGAGTCTTGAGCATGTCTTGGAACATCTCAGAGAATCTCTTGCGGAGACGACCAATGAACTTCGTGAACTTAAGTTCGTCACGGAGGACTTCAGTGGTCTTACCGAGATTGAATCCTTTATTGTCGTCTGTGAGACGGGAAGGAGGAAGATTGAGAGAGTTATAAAGTTTCTTTTTAAAATACTCAACGTCCTTAAGTTCTCCAAGGTTCTGTCCTCCAGGCAACGTAGTAATTTCAGTACCACGTCCACCCTCTCTACGAGGCAACCAGAAATCCTCAAGCATACTCATGTGCTTTTTGTCGTCACGCATTTCACCAGTGTTTGCGTCATACACTAGCTTATTACGATAGCGACTCATAACATCACGAAGATATTGTTCCGCTTTTACCTTCGGTAGATTACCAACATCAATGTAGAAAATTCTACGTTCAGGAGCACGGGACAATCTGTAGATAACAATTGAATCTTCAATCATTCTAAGTTGATTGAGTGTCTTGATTGACTTGTGAAGGAAACCAAGAGTCATTCTTTTGTTTAAATCTTGTAGTCCAGAAGGACAGAATGTAATTGAATCAGTTGCCATCTTGACACCCTGAGACAAAGACATATCGCCAACTGGTCCTAATACACCACCCTTATAAAAACCTTTTGGGTTATAAAGATAGTAGTCAACAAACGTACCGTATTCAAACTCAAGCGCAGTGCCCTTGATTGCCTCACGAGCTAGAGAGTCTTTCGGTTTGTTTTCAAGTTTTTGACGAACCTTCTTGATCTTCATGGGATCAATGTACCGAAGTTCCGTAATACCTTTCTTTGGATTATCTAAATCGATAACCTTGTGATAATAAAGTCTTCCGTCAATATACCAAGATCTGACAATCTCATGTGCGCGATGGTCAAAGTTTAAAAGTTTTTTGAGGTATTCAAATTCGTCACGAATTTTTCTTTTAATTCCCATGCCAGCATCTAGATTGTCTAGATTAACTTCAACGGGGGTATCGTGAGCATCGCTCACAATAAATTCATTAACGACTTCATCAACAGCACTATCAACCTCAGGATGTAGTGCCATGTCACGATAACGACGGATCATTTCAAACTCATTACGAGCTTGATTATCCGTGTCTACATATGTTCCATAATATCCACCTGCTGCTACGGCAATTGCCTCATCAGCATTAGGAGGGACAGGGGACTGACCCTTCTGACCCTCCTTGCGATTAATTTGGAAGCCAAATAACTGACTCATGATTACCTATTCAAATAAGTATGCTTCCAACTATTTATCAGACCACGCCGATGGTACTTACGCCTTCGCGTGAACCACCTTGTGCAGTGAAATAAGAATACTGCCACTCAACTGTGAATTCTTCAATCTGGTCATTGCTATCATAAGCAAGATCGATTGGAGAAACGTTAGTTGGGAAACAATGCAGTAGTGTATACTGTCTTAAGACAGCTCCACCTGCAGAAGCATCCTTTTCAAGTTGCTTAACAATTAGTTCACCCATGTAACCATCACTCTTGTTAGGTTTGAACAGAGGAGCAGAGTTATCATCATGAGTATTGATGGTATTTGCCCACTGCTCAAAGAAGGAGCGTAGTTTAAGATCCTTATCGTTGAAGAATGTTGCAGTCCATGTATCGAAGGTACGATCACCTGCGATTTTAACTGTTCTTCCTCTGAAAGGAACTTCGATCACACCCAAGTTAGAACCTGGAAGTGCTGCAGACTTGCACATTACGTTGATCAAGTCTTGCGAATCGTTTTTATCTAGAACATCAGGAAACTTGATGTCAACCATAAACATGTTAGGTTTGACGCCTTGCCCGATATTCTGTAAAAACGAACTTACGTTATTGACTGTTGCCATTGTTTTTTACCTCGTGTTTTTTCTCGTTATATTTTAGATTATCTACCGACGACTTCAGCGAACGAGACACCCGTTCTTGTAGCAGTTACAGTAACTGTTACGTAATTAATCGAGCGTGTAGGCTTGAGGTAGAGTTCAGCAACAAACTCATTTCTGTCAATGACTTCAGGAGTATTGTTGGTATCATCGCAAACAACTAGGAAATCAGTTACACCTCTACGTGCCTGAACCTCAGCAAGGTAAGAACCAATAGAGGAAGCAAACCCTGAACGAGTTGTTTCATCATTCTGTTCAAATAGAACTGCTTCTGCAAGTCCTCTAGCTCTCTTCTCAACATTGAGGAAGAGACGACGAACGTTAATACGATCGAAAGAAGAAGGTGATGCAAGTGCAGTCTTGTCTCCAAATAGGATAGGACCTGAGCCAGGGAAGGCAACGATTGGGTTCACTGCACTGGTGTAAAGATCATCTCTCTGTGCCTTGTTAGGATTGAAAGCAAGTTTTACAACATTTTGTAGACCACCACGACTAGTTCCTGCGGGAGAGAACCAATCATCTAGAATTGCGGAAGTAGAAACACAAAGACCAGCAACGTCACCGTTACAACCAATGTAACGATACTTGTCGTTGAATCTATCGTATGTGTACTTAAGTCCACTGTCTTTTACAACGTAAGAACTAGAAGCAATGTTATCCATAAAGGATAGTGTGTTAGCTAATTGAGTTGCAGGTGTAAGTGCAGCACCACCAGAGGTAGCTATTTGAGCACCAGACCAAGGAGAAACGAATGCAATGCAATCCTTTCTGCTATTTGCAACAGCAGCAACTGCTTGTGCTTTAGAAATTGTGTCTGCTTCGGTAGCAGCGTCACCACCCATTAGAACGAAGTCTACAGTGGTTTCTTCAGTGTCTAGGAATAGATCGTATCCTGCTTGTACTTCACCAGCAGTGTATGCATAGTCATCAGTACCACCAGATAGAGATCCACCAGCAGTAGACTTGATATATGCAATAACCAATGGAGATGCAGCAGTAGCACCGTAAGATGCAGCAGCAGCGCCAGGATCTTCACCAAGTGTACTAAACTCAGCAGAACTTAATCCTTGACCTGCATAAACAAATCTAGAAAATTCATTAACAGTATTTTTCCAATAAGAAGAAGCACCTTCAGGTGACTTAGCATCAGAAAGTTTTGAAAGATATGTCAATCTTTCGACAATGGTGTTTGATGTTTCATCAATAACAGCAACGTGTACTTCGTCAGCAGATAGATAACGCTCGGAAGCGAAAGCAGAAGTGCCAGGACGAGGAGCAATAGATTTATATGTTAAACCAGTTGATCCGATTGGAAGTGCGTTCCAGTCAGAGTTGGTGAAAGCAGACTTAGTGAAACTGTTACCAGTTACTGCAGGAGCAGCACCTTCTTTAATACCAACAGTGTTAGCATCAATAACAACAGTAACTTCGTGATCGTTAGCACCGTCATTAACTGTGCCACCAACAGCAAGACCGTGACCAGCTTTGGTCATCTTTGCATCTGCCACTTTATCTACAATAACAACACGAAGGTTGTTACCATCTGCGCCAGCATCTCTAGCAGCAAATTTTTCAGTAGTTACGCCTGCATCGAAGTCGTCCTTACTACCAACAAGAACTCCCGAACCAGAAACTGTTGCGTTTAGAACTCCAGTAGCTGCACGAACAACAGCTAACGTTCCACCATAACGAAGGAATTCGGATGCTATTAACCAATCAGAAGCGTTTGCCTCATCTGGTGCTCCAAATACATCAATAAGTTCTCTTTCAGAACCAATTTGTACAATTTTGCCTACTGGTCCTTTGCGGAATGAAGAGGACATAGCACCACGAAGGGCACTAGAACCAACTACAACTGCATTGGACAAATCACGTTCTCTAATAACAACACCAGGCGAGACTTGACTTGCCATGTTTTTTTACCTCTAGATATCAAATTTATCTAAATGTATTTAGAAATTCTTACTGCTCTAGAGGGGAAACAATGCATGAACAACCTACCAGTCTGGATATATCCAATCAGACAAAGATTGTTTTATTTTTCTAGAATTTAAAATTCTGTTGATCGTACAATCTTTACATTCATACGAATATGCTGATGGTAATCCTCTCTTAGATCTTCTAGTCATATAAAAATCTTCAATGAGATTCTTGTTTTTATTGCAAGACCTACATCGTCTTTCTTTAAAAAGAAGGTGTTCTAAACTGAACTGCTCCCCAATATCCATCAGTAGTTCCACATATATCCAACTTCTTCTTGCTTGTCTCCGTATGCCCACAGATCGCCTTCTGCATCCAGAAAGGTATCATCACCCATGCCATCATCAATAAAACCAAAAGGAGACATATCCTGTTCAATTTGATTTCTTTGTTCATCATAGATTCTCCTTCTAATATCTTGGTCAGTCATATCTTTAAAATATTCCTGCATGACTAACCATGCAAACAATACCATACACATTACGAGGTCATCATGATAACCTTCATCTGCTTCCCATGCTTGTTTCTTTTGTACAAACGTAGTTAGCTCTTGGAAAATTTGGAAGTCATTAAACAATAACTTATCTTCTTCAATAATAGCTTTGAGATTAGAGCAACCGATCTTCTTGACAGTTACACTCATCTTGACACCTAGTTGTGTTTTCGATCCTGAGAACCCTTGCCCTACGACTTGACCTGCTCTACCACGCATCGCACACATAAGTACGTTGGGATATTCAAGATCGTAATTAAGAGTAGCAGCGATAGAATCTCCAATGTCATTTACCTCTACTAGAATATACGGGTTGTTATATTCTTTTGCTACTTGAAAGATTACCGAGGGAAACAGTACAGGTTTAATCTCATTATTTCTGTACTTCGCAACGATCTGATACGGGACACTGGTGATATCAAACACGAGGAAAGCAGAATAGTCGCCACCAATTCCTCTGGCAACATCGACAGTAATAATATATTCGTGATCTTTTTCTGCTCTCTTATAAACGTCAAGTCCTGCATTGCTAGCTATGGGGTCATGGAATGGTATAGTTTGTAATTTGGATGGACTGATTAAAGTATCAGCAGATCCAAGGAAGTCACACTCAAACTCTTGTGCAAACTGTCTGGGTGAAGTATTTTTAATTGTCTCTTCTTTCCACTTAGCATCTCTGCCAGGTACTTGAGACCAGTGAACTTCATTTGTAGTATAATCATTTCTACCTCTACTAGCATCCTCCCACATCTTGTAGAAGTGATTCATGCCATTAGGCGTAGAGATAATAATTACTTTTGTTGATTTACCAGAAGTAATAGTAGGATATACTGATGCAAAGAATTGTTCTGCGACATGGTTAGGGACGAATGCAAACTCGTCAAGGAATAGAATGTTGAAGGACATACCTCTAACCGCACTAGCAGAGGTAGAAGCAGCCAATATTTTAGATCCATTTTCGAGTTCGACATTACCTTTGTTCCATACTAATATTCCATGTTGCATCCATTTAGGTAGATTCTCGTAGGCAAGTTGTAATCTTCCTAGCAGTTCCCTAGCGGTAGATGCCTTGTTTGCAAGAATACCAATGTTGACACTATCATAAAAAATTGCGTAATAAAGAAGATAGGCAACCACAGTGGTACTTTTACCTGTCTGTCTAGGTAGCTTTGCGATGTTGAATCTGTTTTCATGAAAATCATTTAGAATCTTTTTTTGAAAATCATACATGCTGAAAGGAACCAAACCTTCATCCAGCGAGATGATCTTGATATAGTTCATTGCAAAATAGATGGGATCACTCTTACACTTGATCCACTCATCAATTTGCTTTTTTGTAAACTGTATTGGGGTCCCAGCCTTTTTCAGGTTGGGATTACCCAAATATACATCATTACTTGCCACGACAAAAAATTAGTTCACTATTAATATTTAGAAATCAAAATTCTTATTAAGTTCTTCCATAGCATCTTTCTTTCCTTTGAGCATACCGTCAATAAAACCAGAACGATATTCCCAAGTTTGTCCACCCTCTTTCCCTTTCATGGGATTGATGCACTGATCGTTTCCATGCTTATTACAAACAAGACCAGCAAGATCAAGTTCACTAGAGTCAGATGAAGCTCCAGTGCCACGCCAGACATGTGTACCATTGATCCAAGTTGCTCCACATTTTTCACATTCTTTTCTTTCCAGTTTTAAATTTGAAAATTCCATAATTACTCCTGTGCTTCAATATGAGTGAAAGTATAATCAGCAAGCATAGCAAATAATTGTTGCTTGATCATATGTAAATATTCTTGCTCTTCAGCGGGACGTGCAGGGGAGCCTGGCCACATTTCCAAAGAATAGCAGACTACAGAGTATAATGACTTAACGTCATGTATACCCATTCTAAATTCGCAATACCAATCCTCATCATAATCATAATTAGGATTTGTATTATTCATTCGATGTACTTTTCGATAACCTCTAGTTGATCATGCCAGTGTGAAATAGCACTGACTTCAGCTTCTAATGCAGACATAACATCTGGATGTTCTCCAATTCCTACAGGATTTTGAAGATAAACTTCAACATTAATTTTATGTTTTTCAATTTGACCTAAGGCATGTTGCTTAAGTGCGCTAATCATTTTGTCTCTCATATTATTTACTCTGTTAAAGTACCATGTTGTCTACGAATTTCGCGAAGTGCTTCTAAGTTCATATCTTTAGTGCCTCCGTCGTATGCATGAGCGAAACCTTCTGTAATCATTTGCTCGTTAAGGGACACACTGTCGTCCCCAATGTAAAGCCAACCCAGAAGACGCCCGTATTTGCCAGTGCCACCAACAAGTTCAGTCCTAACAGACAACTCATCATCACCAGCC